GGGGAGGGCAGTACCTTTATGTTGTCAAAGCCTTATGTTTAGAGGGTTTCAGCCTGTACGTTTTTTGTACAGGTTATAGGAAGCCACCATTTGGCGTTAGGGGGCAACTATATTTGGGGTATGTCTTAACACTATTGATATGAAAGAAAGCGTTATAGAGCCAATGACAAGGGGGGATTGTATACGCTGTATAGATAGCGGGCTAGAGTCTACAAGATCGCAAACAACAGGCACAAAAAAAGGCGGGATTGCTCCCGCCCTTAGAATATGAAATTTTATTTGTTATTTATTTATTTTTTATCCCCCTTAATAGCTGGCTATGATATCGGGCATTACATCGCTATATATAATATCCTCTATTGCTTCCCACGTGTCATAGATATATTTGCCTTGATAAACTTTTTTAAAATCTATGTCATCATAAATATATACAAGAGTTACCCCCGTGCGGTACGCTTCCCCGTATATGGTGTAGCGGTCGTCGTACTCTATTTCATGCTCTTTAATTGGTTTATCAAACATCATTACCCCCGTAATATTCAATATTAGCTATAGCGTCATTGTAGCCCGCTAAGTAGCCGAGCATTTCCTCTTTGCTATTAAAGCGTTTTAAATCATGCCCGTAAGGGTGACCTAGATTTATAGAATATTTATTGAATAATATGCCTTGATCTTTAACGCTTTTTGGGTGCGTTAGATTGTCATATTTATATTTTAATAAATTCTTTTCAAATTCTACGCCTTGATTGACATGATAATATTTTCGGTCATTTCTCAAGTTAAAAAGAAATTTGTTTTTACCCTCTATATATTCTCGCTCCCTTTCGGCTTTCCAAAATTCGGAAGTCTTTAAAAGGTTTTTTATAGTTCTTCTTTCATGTGCTGTAATATTTTTCATCTTATCCCCCTATTAAAATATTAGTTATAAAACCTAGAACGAAAAAGAAAATATAATTTCTTATACGCTTTGCTCTGGTTTCTTGCCAATGGTCTTTCGCTGTTAGTTTAATATCAAATTTTGCGTTCATATTACACCCCCGCGAAATTTGGAATATTTGCCACGTATTCCAGATCATAACCTAAAGACTTAATAATATTTAAATCGTTAGCATCAAAAGTTTTTCGCCCTGTTAGTTGTGCTAACTTTGCGGAAACATCACAAGCGGGGTAAATACGTTCTACCCCGTAAACGTTCTTAATGTTTAATTTAAGCATTATATCTACCCCCTGTTGTACAATATGCCATCAGCAAAATGCCCCACGCTGGCGAAGTGAGAAACAAAGCACCCCAAAAACCCCACGCAAAAAAAGCATCAATTGCAACCCAAAGCATAAAAGCTAAAAGCATTGTAAGCAATAAAACACAAAAAGATTGAATTACAATCAAACCAAAATCTTTATTTTTAAAAAAGTTTTTCATAATCCAGCCCCCTGTATAAATAGTAAAACGGATAGACCGAAAAAGACGGGCAATATTAAAAACATTGCACCGTTATTAATTCCTTTTTTAAAGCTACGCAACGCTTTTCTTTGCTGTTGCTGTCGTCTTAGTTTTTTATAATCATTCATAATTTTTTACTCCTATATAATTTGATTATGTATACATAATAATATGCTTGTGTATACATTGCAAGTATTAATTGCATATTTTTAATATAATTTTAATTACAAGGGCAATAGCATTTTTAACTGTATACATCAAGCATTTTTTTTATTTTTTTATCTTTTTTTTTATCCACAATTTTATCCACAACTTATCCACAACCTGTTGAAAACCTGTGGATAACTTTTTTTTGTTATTTTTTTTTCAATTTTTTTTTGATTTTTTTTTGATTTTTTTTTGATTTTTTACAAGTCAAATTAAATTAAATTAAATTAAATTAAAAATTAAATTAAACAAATTAAATTAAAGAAGGCGAAACGATTGCTCCGCCTTGCCACTAGGAGGTGGACTTTAAATTAAATTAACTGCGAATAGTGAATTAAATATTTTCTTACCCTCCATTACAGATAATTCCTTTTCGCCATACTTATAATGTTCGTAGTTGGTCATATCAAACCATCTAAGAAAATTAGACTCCATTGACTCCGACACGTCATAACTGAACTGCGGTTCATAATCTACCATGCTCATATTAAACCCTCCTCTAATGAATTAAGCGTACAGACCAAACCCAATTGATCTCTAATTGGTATTGTGTGTTCTTCTTCAACGTAATTAATTTCGTTTCTATAAGACATATCTTCTAACCACTTTAGCATTTCTTTTCTAGTTAAGAAAAAACTTTTTCTAGGACAACCGCTATTGTCTATGTAAGACAACATATTGATTTCTATGGGAAACTTAGCCATTGGTTAGCTCCTTATAGACCCAAACACTTACTTCTGTTTCAAAGTCTAATTCATAACTTTTTTTACCTATCTCAATCATTGGATAATCAACAGCACTAACTTTTGTATCAAGTTCTTTATTAATGTAATCCATGATTGCTTCTGCTACTGTTTCGCCATCTAAAGTAATTCTCATGTTACCCCCTTAACATTATCGTACTTAATTATTTGATTGCCCTCTGCATCAAAATACAGATCATCTTGATATAGGTAAAGATCATTAAATGCTTCTTCTGATAATTGATATTCAATTTCATCGTGCCAAAGTTCTATGAACTTTTGAGCAATAGCCTGTAACACATCACCTAAATTAAGGTCATCTGTTGACCAATCCTTGATATGTAATTCAATGAAATCTACTAAACTATCGCTTGGATAATCGCCATTCCTTGATTCTTTGTTACAAGCTTCAAGATGATTGATTAAGTCTTGTCCTTGCATTGTTAAATCACCTGCAAATTTTATGAAATCTCTTGAATGACCATCATAAGACAAACACCAATCACTCAATTCACAGTCATATACGCTAATAAAACTTTTGAAGTTTTCAAAGTCATCGTGCATTCTGAACTCGATACCAAACTCAAGTTCATCTTTACGCCAATCTTCATAAACCTTTTTCTGAGCATCTTGCGATAACTCATCATAAGTAAATGCTTTCGTTTCTAGTATTGTTGCCATATTTACCTCCTATATGTATTAATGACACTACTAGAATAATGTATACATATAAAAAGTCAATACTTTTTCTTTAATCTTTTTTGTAGCTCTGTACGGAAGAATTTGCCACTGTAATAATTTTTCTTTTTATTAAAGTAAGCAAAAGCATCACCATAAAAAGATACAGTAGGTTTTGAATATCTGTAACCTCTTACTGTGTGCCATAACGGATTAAGTTTGCCACCCTTTCTCTCAAAAAGTGTTTTATTACCATGTCTGTTAGGTAACCAAAAATCTTTTGGTCTAATATCAATACCACCATGTTTATCTGCTTGTCCGTATTTTCTTCTTCTGTTGTAGGTTTTACTTGGTACTAATAAATATTGTTTCTTTGGTGTTCTGGTGCGTACCATGCCTTTATCAATACTATTTTTCAAATACTCATATTGTGATATTCCTTTGCCAGAAGCTTTGTTGTTTAGATAAACCTGTGAAACTAAATTTTTTAACTCTGCTCTTTTATATCTTGACGCACTTTTTGTGTATGGTCTTAGTTTGTTACCATCACGCACTATATCCGTTCCGCTTGCGGTCTTATTTCTATAATTGGTCATTAAGTCAAAAGCAACACCATTGATAACAGTTTTGATTGCTTTTGGCATATTTCTTTTGACATCTTTTTCTAGTTTATCAAAACCTCTAGTGTCAAATTTCATCTTAATCTGCATACCTAAATTAAATTAAATTAAATTAAATTAAGCAAATTAAATTAAAGGATAAATTAAATTAAATTAAAGAAGGAGGGCGACAACAAGAAATATAGGAGTAAGAGATACGCTGCCGCCCAAACAAATTAAATTAAAGTTTACTAATTAACCTATCCAAGTACCAACGGGCTTTCTCTAAGTCCTCTTTAGGTTTGTTCTTATATTTCCATCTATGAAGATACTTCATAATAGTTCCTTCAAGATAGTAAATATCGTTCTCCCCTAGCTGTTGGTCTATGTAATCAATACACTCTATCCCCCCATTATTATAGTGTGGGGGGGAATTTACTAAATCCACCTGCGAGGATTTCTCAGCCTTTGGTTGTTTAGGCTGGTCATCAAAAGGTGGGAAACTCGCTCTATATGCCTTTTTCATACAATTACCATTTTACCATATGTCACTCCACACGCCAGTTAAATAACTTCCCCCCACACAGAGAGTCTTATAAAGACTCTGTGGGGAGGGGGTGTTATTAACTGAAAAATTAATCAAAGTAACGATTTGGGTTGTGTTTCCATGACTTCACCATTTCGTCTGTGATCTCCCAATCGCTGTTGATGCGTTTGGCTGACTCAACCAAGATGTCAATAATCTGTGTTTTTGTTTTGCCCATGTTCTCGGCTGCCATTTGGGTTTTGACAAAATTGTTCTTCATGTATGTCTCGATGTCACCTCTTTCATCTTTAGAATGAAAAGTGACAACATTGGTAGTTGGGTCAATCTTGAACGTCATGGGTGAATCCATGAGACCAATCCTTCTGTTCTTTTTGAACTCCAACTCATAAACATCATTGTCGTCTTTGGTTAGACGTATGATGGTGTCGAAGTGGATTTGTTTGGTAATGTTGCCATACAACTCTTCTGAGCGGTTTAAATGGTCAACAAACAATCCAGTCGTGCGATTGCGTCTGAAATCAAACAGAAGCGGTTTTAAGTGCTTAATATATTCTTCTGGGTCATTGAATGACTTTAATGACATCACCGAAAAGATGTTGTCAATGACCGCCAAGTCAATGCTCATAATGTTCGTAAAATTAATTAAATGAATTTGCGACTCTTCATCGGTCAAATCAAAACGATAGTCTTGTTCAACCTGATTGCAGAAGTAGATATTATTCAAAAAATACTCTTCAGTATCTTTTAATTCTGTTCGTTTAAGACGTTCAGCAACCACAGACTCAGGCATTTCGGCATCCAGATAGAAAGCTCTGTTTTGCTTTTCTAACGTAGGTAATGCCAATGGCAAAGAGCCGAATTGACGACCTGTGACTGCTGACAAAGTAATTAATAAAGATACTAATGATTTCCCAAGACCCGTTGCTCCTGCCAATAAAATCTGATCGCCTTTGGCAAACAGATTTGGAATTAACCAATCGACAGGCGGATACTCCTTCTTTTTGATGGAGTTAGCCATTGTGACTGAAAAGGGAAACTTAGCGTCAGCCATTAAAAGGGAATATCATCATAAGGCTTGTCGTCTTTCTTCTCATCTTTCACTGGGTCAGTGATGTCAGGAATGACAAACTCAGGTGGTCGTTCAGACCATTTAACAAATTCCAAATTAGGCTTGTAATTACCATAAGTGCCAACAGGTTCACTGCCAGCATATTTAAATACTGCCACCTTATTAACATCGACATCAGACGCATTGTGAGCGGCTTTCATGGCGTTGTACCATTCATTCCATTCCAATATCTGAAAACGTTGCCATAACATGACACCATACTTACTGGTATATAAGAAACACTGAAATGCTTTGGTATAGCCTTCCTTGACAAGATTATCCATGTCAGGGTTAGGCACACCAGTTTTATCATCCCAGATAAACTCATAACCATTCTCTTGTGTATATCGACCAAGACCAGTCTTGACCGATTTAGGACACAAGGCGAAAGAGTCCAGTTCCAATGCCATTCCATCAGAACCAACGAATTTACCGAGCTTGTGATGATGCTTTATATACATCGTACCAAGCCCGTCAGACTTATCGTCATATTCAAATTGCATAAAATATACTCCTATATTTAAGTTATACCAACCTAGATATAACTACAAGCTATCCACATCAAACTCGATCGTTTTTTGCGGATAGTGTTCAATTGTGTTTACCCCTAAAGACAAAATATACTCTGCCAAACGCTGTGGACATTTCTCATGTTTCTTAGCGTAAGCTTCTATCTTGCTAACAAGTTCTCGATCAATCCAAACAGCCTTACGACCATTTCTTTCTTTGAAAATCTTGTCATTTGGATTGTATATTTCCATCTTTATAAGTGTTAAACGACTCCCAAATTAAATTAACAAGTGCCAATCCATTCTTCTTAGCGTAAGTCATCATCTCTTTATGCTTATCATCTTCGATCAATATTGACCTTCTTGTATCAGGTTTCTTTTTAACTTCTTTACTCATGTATACTAATATAGAGTATACTTTTTATATGTCAAGGGTTGACAATCAAATATATGTATACTTTAATTGACTTAGGAGATAATTATGATACTTAATAAAACTGAAGCTCAAGACTTGATCGACTGTATTGAGTCTAGGCTTGACGACATTGAACTGAGTGGCAAGAGCAATCACAGACAACAGATACTGCGATTGCAAGACTTGTACATGAGTTTAACCAAATTCATTTTAACAGGGGAAGAATATGTTTGAATTTATAGGCTGGACACTTGGGCTACTAGGCATAGGCGTTTTTGTAAGTGTATTAATAATATATGCCTTTGCATGGTGGGCTAGTAGCTCAACATTCATAGGCTGTCAGAAAAGGAGAAAATAATGTTATTCGAAAGTAAAATTTTATTAGTAATCGTAGTTCTAATGATTGTGTATATTGTAATCGCAGCAATATTTGATGACCAAGACCCACCAGATATTAGTCTGTGGAAATAAGGAGAAAAAAATGGTAGGTAAGATAACACCAGATGATAAATGCACCTGTTCTAATTTGTTTTACATCTTAGGCGGTGAATCGAAATGGTCGACACCCAATAAAGTGTTGGACATGAACATAAGAGCCAAGAATGGCGAGAACGTAAGATATGAGCAGACTGCTGTACAAGCCGTTGGTGACGCTTTAGAAGGTGTCGTTGCACAACTAGCAGCCAAACGTCTTGGTCTAACCAACCTTGACACTGAGGTCACCATACCAGTTAAACATGAAACACTGCCACTCTGGGGGTCAGTCGATGCCTATGCACAGGCTGACAATCTGACGATTGAACCCAATGAAGAACTTGGCATCTATACCGAAACAGGTGAGCCAATGATCTTGCAGGGTAAGGGCGTAATTGAGATTAAGTGTACTGCCGACTTCCCACCTGAAGATGGCATACCGCAAGCATGGCGTGGTTTGATACAAGCCAAAGGACAAATGAGTTGCTGTAATGGGGATGTTGATTGGGCTGTGGTCGCCACCTTATACCGATCAACCCTCTTACAGCTTTACGTTATGAGACGTGACTTCCCATTTGAACGTGAGATGGCAGAGAAGATTGTTGATTTTGATAGGAGGATTAAAGAAGAAGATTACTTCCCTGCTTTCTCATTGGAAGATACACAACTACTGCATAGCTCAGTCGAGAAAGATAAATTAATAGACTTAGAGCCAACAGCAGAAACGTACATCAAACAAATCATCAATGCCGATGAAACTATTAAGGAAGCCAATAAACTCAAGGAGAAAGCCAATGTCGCTTTGCAAGACATGATGCAAGACTCAGAGTTTGGTCGCATTAATAACTATCAAGTGCAATGGGGTACAACCACACGCAAAAGCAAGATGGTGTCCGTACCACTCGATGAACCAGAAACCAAACGTAATAAAACTGTTAGAATAAAAAAATTGGAGGATTAATATGAGCAGCTATAAACATGAAATGGAGTTAGAAAAAGATTTAATAATATTGTTTTACTTTTTAATTAACTACCCAGAAACGAGAAAAAATAAAATTATAAAAAAATTAAAATCTAATGAAAAAGAAAGCAAAAGTTTACTTTTATTAGAAAAAATAATGGATGCTTTTTCTATGGTTGATTTAGTAACACTACATGTTACAAATGAAGAAGCAAACAATGAAGTCGAAAGATTAATAAAGAAAATGGCAGATAAAAAGATTTCACAAGTAGAAAATAAATCATTTAAAGAAACATTTTTAATTAAAGATAAAAAAAAGATTATTAATGATTTGAATAAACAAATAGATAAAAAAATAAAGAAGTTAGAACTTCTTAGTGATGGTATCGATGGAATTTTACAAATTTCACGTGATGTTCAAAAAGAATTTAATAAAAAAGTTCATTGAAGCGAGATATTTTCCAATCGGTAGGTGGTGGTGTCGATGAACAAAGACAAGATGAAGCGCAGAATCTCGCAATCTAAGTTTATTTCCTGCCAATCTTGTTGACCACCACATTAATTATGACACTTGAAGAAAGATTAGCTCAATGCAACCAAGAAGGTGAAAAGGCAGAACAGCACTTCAAGCGCCTAATGGAAGCCAAAGGTAAGTTCGTTTTACCATCCACTAGAGATCAAAACATTTATGAACACGTTGACTTTTGGGTTGATGATAAAGGTATAGATGTCAAAGGCAATCGTCATTTAGACTGCATCTGGTTAGAGCTTAACAATGTACAAGGCAAAGATGGTTGGCTAAAGGGTAAGGCTGATTACATTGTTTTTGATGTTGTCGAATTAAAACAGTTTTGTTTTTTTAACCGCACCGATTTATTAAATTATTGCAACAACATAACTGGTCGTGCCATTAGTAAAGACGACTTCAATAAACTCTACACACGTTTTGGTAGAAAAGATTTATTGGTCAAAGTCAGGTACGATGACATTAAAAATTTACAGGTAGGATTTTTGTCTTATAAACATGAAGCTATGCAAAGACTGTCAAATACCAATAACAACAGCTAACGCTTACCTTGATCGTGGTACGCTCAGAGCTAGGTGTAAGAAATGCGATTATAAGTATCGTTCAAGCAGGGCAGGGACAGATGCCTATGCCTACATGGACAAACTATTCTCTAAATTAAAATACGAAGTCACATCAGGCACTAGGCGAACATCCAGAGCCGAATTAACGTGGCATATTACACAAGCACATATTTATAACTGTTACCACAGACAAGACGGCAAATGCAATCTGTCAGGGCAGAAGATGACATGGCTGACAGGGCAAGGCAAAGTCGACACTAACATATCCATTGACCGAATTAATCCCACTCGTGGTTACGAACCAAACAACATTCAATTAATCACTTATCGCTGCAATATTATGAAGCACGACATGAAGGAAGATGAATTAATTAATCTAGCTCAGATGATTGCTAACTTACGTCAGCACAAGAAAGGAGGTAAGCGGCATTGATTCTGGCACGTCTTTTGACTTGGGCAGCATAACGTGAATCAAGCAACTCGGCTGATGCTTTCTCCCAATCCTTAGCATCTATCGCATCAAGCATATTCTCAAAATTAAGCAACTTGGATAGCCCTAAGTTGTAGCACATATCAATTAAGACTAATTGAGCTTTTTCTGGCAGATCATCAAACTTATTCATAATGCCTTTAAGTTCTTTGATGCATTGTTTGATGTCGTTGGCTAGTAAGTGTTCGGCTTCTTCTTTGGTAATACCTCTTTGCTCAAGATTTCTGCCATAACCAATAGTGGCATAACCAGCAGTACACTCGTAAACCAAAGCTGAATAGCCTTCGTATTCTTTTACGTGGTCTTTAATTTCGTTAATTAACTGTTCTTCCATTTATCTTCAATGGTTTATAAGCAAAGTAAGTTGCCAATAAACCTGCTCCGATTGCTGTTGCTAGTGCTTCACCATAATCTCCTAAGAAATGGCTTGGATGAATATACAAGTCGGCAAAGAATGTGGCTACAGCTATCTGTAAGCCATGAAACCATTTCTTTTGTTGTAGCAGCCTAAAGTAACCATAATGCATAATAACAGCACCTAAACCAGCTAATATGCCTGTGTAGTTCGCTTTGTACCAATGGCTTAATGTTAGGGCTGATAAATCACCTTGTACCATCATAGGAAAACAAACATAACAAGCCTGCTGCCATTTGATAAAGAATCTTTGCCACAATTCTTTCATACAGCTATATTAACTTGGATTGTCTTATAAACAAAGGGTTGGGCAGGTAAGGGTAGTGGGGTAAGGAGATATATGAAAAAGACCTGCCCAGAACTAAATCAATATAAGAAGTATAGCAACTAATGTTGTGGCTAGAAAGCCAGTAGTCGCATATATCGCTACATCAATTTTACTGTTCAGGGCTTTTATGTCTTGTTTTAAATCTTGCAAGGTTGCAAAGACTGTTTTTGATT